GATCCACAGATGGACACAATCTATGGTGAGGACAACATCCGTGAGTATAACAACAACGTGATGCTTGAGATGTACATCAAGAACATCGACGGGTTCGGTGGTGATGGACAGTTCCTATCGAAGTTTAACTTAGAAGTTCGTGATACAATCACATTCAGCGTTTCTATTCGTGCCTTCCAAAATGAGGCAGGACAAGTGTTCAATCTTGAGCGCCCACGTGAAGGCGACTTGATTTGGTTCGTACCATCTCAACGTATGTTCAAGATTACATATGTCGAAAAGTATCCAGTATTCCTACAACTAGGTACTGTTGCTTTCTATGACGTTAAGTGCGAGATGTTTGAATTCAGCGGTGAGCGCTTTAATACTGGCATTCCGCAGATCGATCTAGCGATGAATAAGGTATCGCCTTCGATGAATGACGAATCGATCCATACAGAAACTGGCGTTGAATTAATTGACGAATCTGGGTACACGCTACTGCTCGATTCGTGGGACATCAACAATGCAGTTCCTTCTGCTGATAATGATGCTATCCAAACAGAAGCTGCCGACTTCCTCAACTTTACCGAGATCGACCCTTTCAGTGAGGGCGTATACTAGGAGGACACATAAATACTTCTAAAAGGAGCGTTTATGGAAAAGTATGGGTTCGTGTATATCTGGTTCGATAAAAAGCACCAGAGATTTTATCTGGGATGTCATTGGGGTACTGAAGATGATGGTTACATCTGCAGTTCGCGTTGGATGAGGCAGTCGTACAAGCGCCGTCCAGATGATTTCAGACGGCGCACAATATCTCGAGTATATTCATCGAGAGCCGACCTTCTTGTTGAGGAAGGCAAGTGGCTTGGTCTCATTGATGATGGTGATATAGGTACCAAATACTACAACCTAACAAAATACACCAACGGGCATTGGACTGCCGACCTACAGAAGCGACTGACGGTCGGCGAGAAGATATCCAAAGCAAACACTGGTCGCAAAAACACGTGGGCTAAACCTTGCACGGACGAGCATAAACAAATGCTGTCGGAGTTATGGAAAGGCAAGCCAAAGAACTGTACCCGATCAGCAGAGACGCGAGCAAAGATTGCTGCTAATAGCAAGCGGCTGCAAGCAGAGGGCAAGGTTGGTATGCGCGGAAAAAAGCATTCTGACGATACGAAGCAGCTGATGTCTAAAAATAATGCTATGAATGATCCTATAAATAGGCAAAAGATATCTGATGCTAAAAAAGGTATTCGACATTTAACAAACGGAGCAACAAGAAAGATGGCAGTCCCAGGAACAGAAAAATTCAATAGCTTGATTGCTTCAGGGTATAAGGTCGTCTAATGTTTGCAGATACATTTTACCACGGCACGCTCCGTAAATACGTTACGCTATTTGGCACTCTCTTCAACGACATATACGTCAATAGAGTGGATACAGCCGGCGGCGTAATTAATACAATCAAGGTTCCGCTGTCGTATGGACCAAAAGAAAAGGCTCAAGCTCGCTTGGTTGCCAATCCGGACCTAGATTTGCCAGTAGCTACTGCTGTGCCAAGAATGGGGTTTGAGATCACAACGATGTCATATTCACCGACACGTAAGTTGGTAACAGCTGGAAGAAACAGAAGAGTCGATCCAGACAATCCTTCTTCGATGAAGTATAACTACAATCCAGTGCCATATGACATTTCATTCTCGTTGCACATTGTATCGAAGTATCAGGATGATGGTGCGCAGATCCTCGAACAAATCTTACCGTACTTTACGCCAGAAAGAACGACGACCGTCAATCTGATTCCGGAAATGAACTATGTCGTCGACATTCCATTGACGCTAATCAACGTTACACCGTCAGATACATATGAGGGTGGGTTTGAAGATCGCAGAGCAATTACATGGACACTAGACTTCTTGATGAAAGTTTACTTCTATGGCCCAGTCAAGTCTTCGAATGTAATTACGCTAGCAAACACCAACTTCTTCGATGCTTCTGGTTATGAAACAGTTGAATCCGCTGTTGGCCTAGCGAACCCACCAGACAGAATTTCTATTAGTCCAGGTCTAGACGCTAATGGAAATCCTACAAGCAATGCTTCAATTGCTATTGATCGAAACTTAGTACCTGCAAACTCTAATTATGGATACATCACAACCAAAGGATAAGATTGGCGATTCGCTAAATCTTTCTCCACTCCCAGCCGAAGTAATCACTGGCAGAGACATCCTGCCACCAGCGACTGTCGTCTTGTCGTCGAACAATCAGATTGATGATGACTTCGAGTATGCACGCGGTAATATGATTGCGGCAATTGAGAAGGGCCAAGAAGCCCTGAACGGTATTCTAGAAGTTGCAGGGATGAGCCAGCATCCTCGTGCATATGAAGTTGCAGCTGCACTTGTCAAGACAACAGTCGATGCAAGCAAAGATCTAATGGATTTGTCTAAGCGCAAGAAGGACTTGGATAAGCCAGTCGATGGTCAAGCGGCCGGTCCAAACAAAGTGACCAACAATATGTTTGTTGGCACCACAGCTGAGCTATTGAAGATGCTCAAGCAGAATCAGTAATGTCATATAACGGCAATCAAAATTTATCTGGAGCTCGCGAACAGGTCGAAATGACCCCCGAGC